GGTGCTGCTGGTGGCGCTCCCGCTGGTGGTGGCGGTGGTGAAGCTCCTCCTTCATTCGGGCCTCCCCCATCTGGTGGAACTGAGGCGGCTCCTCCTGCCGCAGAACCCGCTCCATCTGAATAATCGAACTAAATAGTTCTATGGGGTTGTTTTCAAATACATTTAATTATCTTCTCGAACAAACATGGAACGGTGGTTTCACTAACATGTTTATGCCCATACAAACCAAGAAGAAGGGAATGCGTCATAGACGTGCTATAGTATTGGATCCATTTGGGAGAAAACATGCCCAGACGGTTCCGGATATGCACAAACCAGATATGACGCTTATTCAACAAGTTGAGAGGTTAAAAAACAACCCAAGCGTTAATGTTCCATTGAACATAGTACAATTGAGAAAGATTTGTAAAAAATACGGTATATACAGTGTTTCTAAAATTGAACCCAAAAAATTAGGTAATACTGGGATAATGATAGTGTGGGATGAACCTAAACAATTATTCATATTAAAAAAATGATTACTTACGACAAATATGATGGTGTAAATTGTATTAGGACATATCCGAATAATTATACGGATTATATTCCATCAACCGTTCGTTTTACGGATAAAGAAAAAAACCAAGCTGAAAGATCGTTATATAGTAATTATTGGAGAGAGCAGATTGACATGTATGGGCAAAAAATACTATATTATAGGAATTTATATAATTTAAATGATGGTGATAATACCTATGGTGAAATGACTTTGGATAGGTTTGAAGAGCCTAGAGAAATGATAATGCTTTTTACATTAACAGAAAATGCATTGGTATTATCAAAGTTCGGTTATCAATCGGATGATCAAGTTACCGCTTATTTGCACATAAGTTCTTTTTATGCAAATTACCCTCCTCTCTTAGATGAGGAGGGTAACCCAATAATGAGTGGTCCGAATAAAATTGAACCAAAGGCGGGTGATGTGTTTAAATTGGTAGAATACGGTTCCGATAGACCTGGTGAACGTGACGGTAAGATGTATGAAATAACCGAACGTTGTGATGAGGATAACTCAAAAATAAACCCGTTGGCTGGACACTATATTTGGTTATTAAAAGCCAAAAGATTTGAAAACTCATTCGAGAATATACCTCAAGAAAAAGGTAATTATCAAATACACGACGACACTTTTTATGGTGACTTATCGGGTTCGACTATAACTCCAACAACCAGAGATCCCGCATATCCACAGGACTCCGATACAGAGTCGAAGGAAAAGGTATATGATATGTCCGTCAATGATACTCTGGAATACGGTGGATATTATTAGTTTTAATTTTTCTAGATGACATTTCAGCCTCAAGATCAACTTCCATACCTTTGAAGCGCGCTATAATATATTTCTTGAAATCAATTGGTTTGATCCAGTCATACTTATCCAAATCAATCTTCAAATATTCGGCTTTTTCCTCAGTTAATTGAATTATTTCCATCAGACAAAGCCACCTAATATAAGTATCCTTTTCCATTGTGTGCTCGGTACCATTCTTCGTGTTTACAACTATTTGTTCGTTCATGAACACGCAAGATAAACTAAATGTTGGTTGTGGTCAAGAAAAAAATTTAGAAATAATGAATGATACGAAAAACGGTATCATTTTTTTATTATCCGGTATCAATTCTTTATTTTCGATGATTTTAAAACAGTTTTTAATATTTTCAAAGATCAAATGTATGATTTGATTATTATCTTCTGTATTTTCCGTTTTAATAAAATTTTCAAATTTATTTAAAAAATCGAATAATAATTCTTTATTTGGGCTTTTAAAATTATTTTTTTTATATATCAAAAACTCATCAACATCCTTTTTAAAGTGATTTTCAAAAAAATATGCTATATCTTCTTTTTTTAACACAGGTGTTTTATTTCCCTCCGGTGGTATAGAGGTACTTGTTTTAGTATCAAATTCTATCATTGTGTGTAGGGTCTTTTAGTACATCTTCTACTTGTTGCATCAGGTCTTTATCAACTAAGGGATCGTTTGTTATGGGGTCGGTTTTTAAAAACGTCTTAACATCTAGAGATATGCCTATTCTCTTATTACATCCACCACACACATAGGAATTATCCGAATTCATTTCAATGGGTATCGTCGTTTGTATTTTTTTATCACAAGGACACACAACATCCGCTGTTATTTTTTTCAATTGTGAAATTGCCTCCAACTCTAAAGTTGCCTCTATTAATGCGTTTTTACGTTTAACACTTTCACCGTAAAAATAAAAAGCAACGAATTGAGATATGAAGAAAAAAGAACACGTTATCCAGAAATTAAAACCAAAATTTAAACAAAATAGACCACCAAGAACGGAAACGGTTGATGTAATAATTAAACTATATATTATTTTTAGAAAAATGGGATTTTTTAACACATCTATATCTTATCACCATTTTCGGAATTTTCAACGATTTTATTCATATCCTCTGTGCATGACAATAATATTTGTTGAATTTTCTCCATTTTATCGTTTATATTATTAACGGCAGTTATTCTCTTCTTATGTTCATATATGACTGGGTTTTTCATCGCCCCCGCCAAATCTTTTCTAATATCAGCCGTTTTTACAACAATATCACCGATACGACTAATTAAAAAATCAATACCAAATGGCAAATTTTTTATCATTTCATATGATAATGTATTACGATGCCTATTTATAACATCATCTATGGTAATAACTTGAGAAGGTGCATCTTGTTTAGCAATACCCTTAACCCACTTGTTATACATCTTTTGGTCATCTTCTTGGAGTATTTTAAATTTTTCTCTCATCGTTATAATAAATATTTAGATAATTTAACTAAATAATCTTATGGGAATCTACGAAAAATATTTTAATACTCTCTTAGAGCAAGATGAAGTTGAACAAGTTCCCGCCGAGGCAACACCAGAGGCGGAAGCAACCGCAATGTCAGCTGAATTGGATGCTGGTACTCAGCCATCATCTTTCGATTCAGATGCTGGACGGGTTGAAATCATCAAAAAAGAATCTTTAGCGAAACAAAAGCAGAAAATATCTGAGTGGGTTGCTGAAATCAGTCGATTCGTCGAGTATATCAATGGTGTTAATGACAAATCTCTTCAGGGGCAATTACACAATGCTGGTTGTGACACTCTTTTTGAAAAAATAGCATCGTCTGAGCATAGACGAATCAGTAGAATCGCCGTTGAATTGAGTGGCCTATCGGAAGCCCTTAAGGGTTATCTAATTGCTGGTGACCAAGATTAAGAGAACTGAGTCATTTTCATTTGGCCCGTCATTCCAGAAAAAGAATTTTTGAGAATGAATTTATAGGGGAATTCATTCATTTTATAAGAGACACACACCTCATTGATGTCTTTAAATTTACCATACTCTTTTGGCCAAATAAATACCTTTTTACCGCATTCCAAAAGAGCCTTTGTCTTTTTCTTGGATGTTGTATCGTTCCATTGATTATCCAATACGAAAATCTGTTCGTGTAATGGAAATATCTTCATTTGTGACTTCTGCTTGTCTGTAAAGGTAGAGTCACCCGATTCTGATATACCAGCTAGTGCTACACCGTTTTTAACAAACGTGGAGTCTAGTGGACCCTCAGTGATGAATATGTGAGGTATTTCTTCCTTGACATTGCATATGTTAAATATTGATCTCTCAGAGTCTTTCTTAGAGAGATACTTCGCCTTTTTATCATTATCCAACAATTTTCTACTTTGGTAAAAAATTATTTTGAAATTCTCGTCGTAAAAAGGAATGATCAAACGATTTTGATGCACATAATCATTGAGAGTCAGATAGTATTTTTTTGGTCTATTTGCGGCTTTTAGAAGATTCCTCTCATTTAATACGCTCAATGCCTTTTTAACAGCATAGTCATTTTGGAAGAAAGATAGTTGCTCATCGTCTTCCAAATCAATACAGTCACAAGGTAATTCGTAATTAAACTTTTTATGAATCTTGGTTTGCTCAAACTTCTCAATCTTAACATTATCGAAATCTTTAGATTCATTTACAACATCGTGAAAATTACTGCCACTCAGTTCCATAATCCAATTAACTGGATTACCCTTCCATCCACAATTATGACAACAAACCAAGTTTTTCTTTACGACATAGTAACATCTTTGCTTCTTTAACCAGGACTTACCCTCTCTACATATCGGACAACTCGCCTGATAAACATTTGTACCCCTATTGTATTTTGGGGCACCAGCATATTGATAAAACTTAGATACTATATATTCTTCCGGTAAGATCATCATCCAACCATCATATATTATACCACTAAAACTGTCAAGTGCCTTTTTAGGCTGGTTTAATAGATATGGTACCTTTTCTTATGAAAGTACCGGATGAAGGGTCGTACCAATATGCTTCTTTGACGATTGTATTGCCAACTTTAGTGTCCACAATTCTGGGAACCGATGGTTGACCAGATATGGGGGACGTTATAATTTTAGGTTCTACCATGTTATGCATAAAACTATTTAGACTCTAAAATTTTTTTTCCATGGGCTTCTATCACAGAAAATACATCTTTTGGTAAAATATCCACAAAATCTAGAATATTTTTATCAATACCGTCTTGTAATTTATCTTTACCAACAACCCTAATTTCCATTTTTGGTATAGATACGAAGTAAAATTTCAAAGAATCATCAAAAAAATAAACAAAAATCTCTCCAACATAATCACCATGCAGGACAGCATAGGATGATCCTTTTTCTAACTTTACTTTATTTTTTTTAAAACCAAACATTATTCCATTCCCTTGAATAATGATCGGTTGATGAGGGAATTCAATGCATCAGAGTCCATTTGATTGGTCGCATGCTGCATACATATAGGATTGCCTTTCATATCATAACCAAAAACTATAAATGCCGTTAAATATTCTGACAAATAATTATCAATTCTCTCAACTGAATCTTCTATGTTTTTATTTTCCTTTTTTACCTTTGATACATAATTACCAATGGATTCGGACAATAATTCATTTATCTGAGAGCGATCAAGCGCCGTTATTTCACTCTCCTTCTTGGGAAGCGTTTTCAACGCTTTTTTCTTCTTTCCTTGATTGTCCATTTAAATATTTATCCCTTCTATATGGGCTATTGGTAGAATTGTTACTGACTCCGGCATTGATCAGGTGTGTGATGATTACTTCCAGACTCTCAGTTTTAATGGAGAAGTTTTTTGGGAACTTTTTACCACCATCATTTAAATCAAACATCATATCTCCAAAAAAATCTTTGTTCATATAACAAGTAATATAAAGAGAAGATCCACCTGGGTCCACTAAAACCGTCCAACATCTGGGATCATGTACACCGTATTCGGAAAATAATTTCCAAACTATAAAACCAGAATCTTTGAGTCTTTTAATAAAATAACTAGGAGTTTTAATTGAATTTTTAGTTTTTTTATTTTTCATTTTATTAGAGACGATATCAGATATGTCATTTTATTATAATTATTTTCAATTTCGAATAATACAATACCTAATTTGTTATTTATTTTGATAAAAATCTCTTTTGATGCGGATGTATCAATTATTCTGAATATCTCGAAACTGAGAGGAACGCTATCTATAGTATCGCCGTCGAACGAATTAGCCATTATCAATGAGATAGTATCTATGTTTTTGCGTCCCTTGTCTGTTAATTCCGCATGAACACATCCATCATTAGTATAAATGTATATCTTGTTAGAATCTGAACTAAAAACAGAACCCCTAATAAGATCACGTATCCTATCATTCTCCAATATAAAAGATGTATTAAAATGAGTATCGGATAACTTCTGTAAACTTAATTTAGTGCGTTTAATAATATCGTCCTCTAATAAATGATATTTGAATCTGATATTTTTATCCTTGTATGTTAAGTTATTTTCTTCCAATGTAAAAACAATATCCGTATCGTCAATAGTATCAATTGCTTTTATTAGTTTTTTAACATCTGGACAATTTAATACCTCGGTATCGTCAAATACACCCTCGATTGGATAATTCACATGAAACATTACGGAATTATCAGGCGTAGATGTTGCACAATTAAAATTATTGTTTTTAATATCCAAAATACACGAATCTGATATTTTCGATATAGGTGTTAAGAAGTTTTTTACAAAAGCTATCTTATTTTTAATTTTTATTGTTTTTGACATGTTTTAATATTGCATCAAGCTTCGTTTCTAGGTCGAACAATTTTTTATGTATATCTTTTATTTCTGGTTGTTTAAAAAGCCCCAATTCCATTTGATTTGGGTCACATGAAATATAATTCGTCTCCTGTTTAACATGTGCTGTAATTGGCTCATTAGTTAATGGTATAAAAGGTATTTGTGTATTATATTGAACTGGTGCTGTCAGTTGATTCAATACATTGTTGGCCATGTCGGATACGTTATTGTAATTCTCAATATTATGTTGCATATTATTGGAATTTGGTAAAATATTATTATAATCAATTTTACCAACCCTTAAGCCAGTATTGGAAGTTTGCTCTACGATGTTTTTATCTACAGAAGCCCTCAATTCGGCTATAGGTCCACCAATAATACCCTTTAGTGCCTCAAGCACTAAAGGGTGATTATATGGGAGATCCCCTTCTGGTGTTAATTCGGGGATGCTCATAATTTTTAAGCGTCTAAATCAGCAAGAAGTTTTTTAATATTCTCATCATCAGACACATTTACTTCTGTAGATGTATTTGATGTTTCAAATGGAGGTGCTGATAGGCTTTCGGCTTCACGAATAATCTCAGCATTCTTCTTTTCCACAATAAGAGTCCTTTTCGCAAAGAAATGCTCATCCAGTAACTCCGAAAGCTCATCAGCGGATTTTGTTTGAACAACGGATGGGAGATCAAATACAGACTTGTAAATAGATTCCATCTTATCCTCTGTCAAGCCATCAATCTTTCGTGGCATTGTGAACTTAGATGATACATACGTGATATAATCACCTTGTTGTTCACACTTGACCTTCAAATTAACACCATTCTCTGAAAGATCAAAGATACGTGCACCGAAATCCTCTGCACCTTCACCATCAATTGCATCGGAAATAATCTTGTGCAATTGCTTACCATAACGAACAATCTTCATTGTACCATTGTTCTCAGGAGTTGTGGGATCATCTACGACGAAAACGTTTACAAGCCAACGCTCGTTACGCCTGAGCAGATTTGCTTTTTCCTTCTCTTCGGGAGAACCATTGCGCAGAATACGATATTTTGCATCTGTGATTGGGCACTTCTGTCCAAATGTTGCTGGTGAAAGAGCACTTGTATATTGTCCAGTGCTAAAAGAACTCCAATCGTATGTGTAATAGTGGAAGAATGTCTTTTCGGGTTGTTCGACGTTTGGAATGATTCTGACAGTGTATGTCTTGTCCTTCTCAAACTTCATGATGTTTCTAACATTGGATTGCACTGCGTTTTTTTGAAGAGCATTTTTGATGCTATCAAACATTTTGGTATTGAATGTACTCATAATTCGAAATCTGATATTACTCTATTTCTCAAGTATTGCAAGCTTTTCTTTTAAAATTTTTAAACCGCCCAGTGAAATTTTGATGCATTTCTTTGAACTATAAAACTTTGTTCTGAAAAAAGAAATTTTTGAAATAGTGTCACCTAGCATAAATTCTAACATTTCGTAGTTATGTTGATTCATGATATTTTGAAAATCGGCAAAACCCAAACAATTATATATTGAAATATTTTTTTCCTTCAAATGTATAAAAACAGTGGAAAGAGCATTTGTTTTGTGGCCCATATATTGATCCAGTGTCAAAGAATTGTTTTTACAGAAATCATATATGAATTCCAAACCGGCAATCACAGCACTCCTTTGTAAATCAGCATCTGGGTCCAAAAGAAGTTTTTTCTTTTCAAATATATTATATACCTTTATAGCCTTCTGTGTGAGGAAAAAGTCAAGGTTAAAATACTTTTCATCGCTATATACCTCATATGGTGCTTCAAAAAAATCATTCAAGTTTATGTATGGATTTCGTTTAAAGAAATTTTCAAGTTTCAGTAAAGTAGCATATTTTGGATCGTTTTCCATGCCTGAAAAATCAATCTTCTTCTTAAAAGGTAGATTTCGTTTTAATCTACTATTTCTCAGATATGTATTGTAAATTGCGGGTAAATCTCTCACAGATTATCTAAGGGATTCTAGAATTTTTTTATTTTTCTTATTGTTTATGAATTTCATCACATATTTTGATTTATATAGTGACATATCATGTTCCAAAAACAATTTAATTGCCGCCATATCGTTATCGATATCCAGCAATATTTTAAAAAACTCTCTAATTTTTTTATCCTGTATGTATGTTAAAAGAATTGATGCATAATTCATTTTTTTATTGTGTAATATGCTTACAAAACTACAAAATGAATTGAATGCGTGTTCTTTTTCATATCTCTCTTTGTCTGATATCATGTTAATTTAATCTCCTTTTTTTCTAATAATTTTGTAAATGCGAGAAATGATTCGGTTATCATCCCACCCGCTGTATTTTTATAACCACCACCATTTGCGATACTCCTAGCAACCTTGGATAAATCGACATTTGATGCATGGTTTTTTCTAAAACTTATTTTTTGTGTTTCCGTATTCACGACAATTGCTATTTCGTATCCAAGGTTTGTTAATTCGGCTGCAACTTCATTTACACATGTATCGGCAAATGTCGAGACTATTTTACGAAAAACCCCCTGTATTTTTACATCACCGACATAAAAATCAGCTTCATTTACGATTTTTTTAACTTTTTGTTTATAGTAATCAATGACTTTGAATTGGTCTTCTGTAAAAGTAGTATAGCCATTATTAAAATCTTTTTTCAACTTCTGTATTTTATCACCCTGATAATTCCAATATATCATATTCAAGCCAATAGAAGAATCTCTTTCCAATAAACGATAAGATACATAATCATCTACAATAGCTACAAACCGCCTTTGGTCAGCTGTGATCTTTCTATTTTGATACAGTTCCTTCAAGTAACGATAAAGTCCCAATATTGTCGATCCATACTCTAATATTTCAACTTTGGCGTTTTCGTACAATTCTTTGCACCTTTTAGCTTCTTGGTGATGATCGAATATTTGAACATTTTTATGATCAATGAGATCCAAAACCGGACATGTATCTAATGCAACGAAATAAACAGCATCATAATCTTCTATTTTATTTTTCAATAACCACCTAGAAACATCGTTTCTCATGTTCAAATGCGTTGTCATAGTATATGTGGGGTAATTCCAGAGATACCACTCCAATAACAAAAAACACGCCGATCCATCTAGATCAGCATGAACAAAAACATGTATTTTTTTATCATTATTCATTGTCTATGATTTAGTCGAATCATATTAATCTTCAAGTGTTTTTATTGATTTATTGAAATCCATTAGTTCTTCGGTATCATTACGAATATCTTCTTCTTCAAGTGTCAGGGTACTATAATCAATGCGTAGAAGAGTTGATCCAAAATTAGGACCAAATCGATTCTTAGCAATCCCCATATTAATATAACCGTTTTCTTTATCTTCATCGCTTTGCCAGATATTGAAAACACAATCCGCTGTATTAGCCAATGAAATGCCCTCGGATATCATGTCCAAGCTAGGATTTTCGGTATTAAAACCTTGTCGAGTTATTTGGGATGCAGATATAATCGGTATATTATACGTATATGAAATAGCCCTTAGTTGTTCCGATATGTTTTTAACCTTTTCGTACATGTTTGTACTGCTAGGGCTGTTCAACAAATTCAAGTAATCAAGAACCAAACAGTCAACCTTGATGCCTTTTTGTTGTAATTTTTTCAAATAAGCACCTACCTGAAACGGTGAAATAGTTGATGGTGGGAATTCTTTGATGAGAATTTTTGACTTTTTGTTTTTTCTCTTAATATCATCCAATTGTTCTTTCAGGTTATTAATGTCACTCTTTAATTCGAACATGGGTATTTTTGTAAGTTTGGATGCGAATCGCATACCATACATTACCTCCGACATTTCCAGAGAGATAACCAGTGCCGTTTTACCCTGCATCGCAACATTAGCTGCTATGTTACCAAGAAATATTGATTTACCCACATTAGTTTCTCCGATAAAAATATAAAGAGCCTTTCCTTGTTCCAAGAAACCACCACTTATTTTATTATCTAACCATTTCCAACCAGTGGATATTTTTGTTTCATTCTTAGACAATTCACTAATGAAACGTTCTGTATCGTCCAAAAGATCGAGTCCAATAGATGATGAGAGGTTTATACCAACAGCCTGTTCCATCTTAAGCAGAAGATCAGCAGCATCCAATTTACCATTATCGTGATTCTGTGCAGCAGCAAGAAGAGTGTTAAAAACAGATTTTTGTTTTAAAAAAGTCTCTGTATTTTCTATTAATTCATCTTTATTAAATACAGTGGTTTCGAATTCTTGTATTTTGAGTAAAAGATTTTTGAAGGATTCCTTTAATTTGGGATCATCGAGATATGCCCTAATTTCGTTTACAGTAGGAACTTCATTTCTTCTAATATAAAAATCTTTAATGATATTAATCGTAGATTTAACGTCTTTATCACTAAAGAGATCTTCCGATAAATGATCAATAATTGTACCAAGATATGCACTATCGAATATACAATTATATGCAATGACCCTCTCGTAGTAATCGAGATCTAATTTTGTAGTATTTTTTTCCATTTATTTTTAAAGCTATCATTTGACTGTAACCAGTCTTTCGTAAACTCTCTCAATCCTGGAGAGCTATGGTCTATCAAGATGGGCCATGTGCCTATCTTCAACTTGTTCAAATTACATGTGTTGCAAAAATCCATATCATAATGGTGGTACATGAACGTTTCATCGAATCTACTATTGGATTGCAATATTTTTTTAGTATTCAATATCATCAATACACCATCTATTATGGCGACTCTGCTTGGGGAAGCACCGAAAACAGTTAGTATCAAATCGTTATTAGTACCACTCCATGTATGACCAGCAAATCCTCTTAAATCTTTCCTCTCGGCCATTAAATGCCATAGATTGTTGTCAGATATCTTAGGGTTCAGGCAACCAGCAACCCCAAGAACATCGTACTTTTTCATACCTTCCTCTATTTGATAGTCTAAATCCATGTTTATAAATTCAACGTCATCGTGAACAAGGATCATATAGTCGCATGTTTTAGCATACTTGTCAATACATTCGTTATAATATTCTGGGAGACCCATCGTGGTATTATTCAAATTTAATTTCAAATCTATTTTCGTTTTGGAGTATTTGTTAATTTTTTCAATGCTTTTGAAAATTTTTGTTTGACAAGCTACTTTTGACCGTGATATGCTACATGCAGTAATATTCATAAAAATATTATAACATAAAAACTAAATAATTCAATAATATGAGAAACAAAGACCAAGAAGCAATATTTGAATCCTATAAACAACTTATTTTAAGTGAACAGGATTTCCGAGAAGAAATCAGCGAAGTAGATCCTGATGGCGGGGATGATATATTCGATGATTCGCTTGAAGATGATGATACTCCCTCCGAGCCTCTTCCTAAGAAGAATGTAGTTATCAAAGCTACAGAGGTAGGTGTAAATTTGGGATCAAAATTACGCTCAATTCTCCGCCATCTTCCTGATATTAGTGAAGATACTGAGATTTTGGGTAATCTTAAAAAGGCCATTGAAAAAACAAACTCTGTT